AGTGTTGTTTTCCATCAAATTCAATACAACAATTATATTCAATCAAATAAAAATCAAATCTCAATGAATATTTATCTTTACAATTTGGAAATATTTTTTGTGATACAAAATTTATATTATTTTTGATTAAAAAATTTTCAATATATTCTTCACCTTTACTTCTTTTACATTTAGTACAAAAACACCATGAATAGGACATATAATTTTAATTTTTGTATGAGCATTTATATAATTTACTAAAGAATAGTCATATTTATCTTTATGACAAAGTTTTGATCTTGTGATAAAATCTAACAAATTAAATTTTTTATTATTAGAACATTTTGGACAACCATATTTTTTACTTATATGATTATTGGGAAGTTGTTCAAATATTTCTTTGTGTACATTACAAAATATTTTAACTTTAGTTTGTGAATTAATATATTCTACTAAAGAATAATCATACTTATCACCATGAATTTCTTTTGATTTTTCTATAAAATCTTTTTTTGAAAGTTTTTTAGAACCCCCGCATTTTTGGCATCCTCTTTTAAGATGTAAATGTTTTGCTGGTGTCTGATAGAAATATTCTTTACAAGTATTACAATAAATTTTTATTCGTGTTGTTGAATTAACATACTCAACCAAAGAATAATCATATCTATCTTTATGAATAAGTTTACATTTATTTATAAATTCGTCTTTAGTTAATTTATTCGGCATACCTTATATATTAAAATTAAAAAACCTCTCAAAAAAGAGAGGTTTAAATCATTTTAAATTATTTCTATTTAATATACCATTTATATGTTTAAAATTTTCATTTATTTGTTTAAAATTTTCATCATATTGTTCTATTTTCAATAAAATTTTTTCAATTTTTATTCTTTGATATGTTAACTCAATTCCTATTTTTTCAAGTGATAATTTATTTTCATTTATCATTTCATCTACTTCTGTTTCACTCATAGATTTTATTTCAGTTAATAATAAATCCAGATCAATTTTCTCCACAGTCTCATCAAAATTTTTTAAATGTTTCATGTGGTTAATTTTATTTTAATAATTTGACTAAATCATCATTTAATACTTGCATTAATTTTCTATCACCAAATTTTATATCTGGTATATTTTTAATTATTGAGTACTGCTCTGTACCTTCGACAACAATTTTACTAAAAGGTTGTTTTAATTGTTCATTTCTTTTATAATATTCCATTAATGTTGTAATAAATTCTGTTAATTTTATATTAGCTTTTTCATTATATTTAATAACAACTAATGTGTTAGGTGTTTGTTCACTTATAATATAATGTAATTTATCTTTACTAACTTTATTATTTTCTAATAAAACTATTGATACTGAAGGTTTTATTTTACTAGGAAATTTAGCAATTTTACCAATAAATTCAAATTTTTCTAATTTTGGTTCTTCATTTTTTGGTTCTTGTACTTTATCTTTTTTGGGTTCAGTAATTTTTGGTTCAACTGGTTCTTTTTCTTTAGGTACAGAAATGATTTTACTATCACTATTTTTTTTAGTGTTAATATTTTTTTCATTGGTAAAATCTGTAAATTTTTTTAACATTTCATTTAATTAATTTTAGACAATAAACCCAACAGTCTTTTTATAGAAAATTGGGTTTAATGTCTTTTAAATTTCCTGTGTTGGAGTTTGTCCTTGTCTTTGGGTTTGTCCTTGACCTTGAATAGTTTGTCCTTGGATCGCACCTTGACTTTGATCTACTTCTTGTGCAGGTATTTCTTGTGCAGTTGCTTGTGCTTGTATATTTTGACCTTCTTCTGTTTGAGGTTGTGTTTGAACTTGAGGTTGTGTTTGAACTTGTATTTGTGGTTGTGTTTGAACGGTTACACCAGCAAATTCATCACCTAGTACATCTAGTGGTAAATTATCAATTGTTAAAAATTTGGTTTGAACATATTTTGCAATAAATTCAGCTAATTCTGTGTCAGCGAATTTACCAGAAATATCATTTCCAGAATCTTTTGCTTTTTTCTTAAATGAACTAATTAATGATTTTGGAATATCAAAACCACGAACTCTAAGAACTTCACCAATAGCGATAACGTCTTCAGTAATTAAAGAGCCGCCTTTTTTCAAATTTTTAAAAGATTTAAAATCAAATGTATTTTTCATACGAATATTATTATTTTTTATTTTATATATTAAAAAGAAAAACTCATTTTTCTTTAATCTATATATTAATTTATTTAGATAGTTTTTTTATTTGTTTTTTACCACTTGTTTTAGCAAAAATATTATATGTTGCAGACAAACCTATACTCCAACCGAATCTCGAATCTTCTCCTTTTATATTTGTATTCAAACCAAATCCAGCATAAGGTCCAAATGCCCATCTATTTTGTGTTGTTGCTGGAGGCACAACTTTATCAATCATTAAAGCACCTTCTAATTCTGTAAATTTAACTAATTTTGAAGGAGAAAAAGCTTTTACAACATATTTATTATTTTCTTCGGTAAAAGCATACCTAATGCTGATATTAAAATAATTTGTATCAAGAGTTGATGCAAGTGGAGATGCTTTACAAGTTACAGGATTAATTCTAAATTGAGTTTTGCCATATAATGATTGTGTAAACCCTTCATCTCTATAATTAAAATTCCATGGTATAGTATATTTATTAGAATCATTAGGATCAACAAAAATTGTAGAAAGCTCACTTATTAATGTCGGAACAATAACACTAACATCACTTTGAATTCCAGCAACCATACCTTTCATATTTTTAAATTCATTATAAAAATTTTCATTATATTTCTGCATCTCATCAACTGATTTAATTAAATATGATGTTTTTTCTGTGACCATTCTATCAAGTTCTTTGTCATAATAAGTTCTTAATGTATCTTTCATTGCTACTAAATTATTTTCATACATAGCAACATCTCGTTCATGATTTAATTTCTCTTCTTTTAATCTATTACAAGTTCTAAACAATAAAACTATAAGGATTAAAAGTATTATAGCCATTGTAAATTTAATATATTTATTGCTAAAAGCTTTGCTGAAAAAATCAACAATTGAATTAATAATTTTCATAATTTTCATAATTTTCATTTATTTTTTACCAAGGTGGATTATCATAATATTTTTTTCTTTTCTTAAGTATTTCATAATTAATTTCATAATTTTGTTTTGGTACTGAAGAAATATTAAAACTTGAAGGTTTCATTAGTGCTGTGTCTCCAGATGATAAAATTCCAGGATTTAATGTATTCCAGCCATACCAATTACCACCTATCCATTTACCACCATGCCAAACTCCTTGGAAATCACTACCATAAAATTGACCATTAAACCATTGATCTTTAAAACCGCTTGCACTAGCTGTAACATTTTTACTTAATATTTGAATTCCAGCTTTTTTATTAAAATTTTGAGTACTGGTTTGTATTGTTTGGTTCCATTTATAAAAATTAAGAATATCCATAGCAGTTAATTTTGTAACATAATCACTTGCAAATATCAAAGACTCGCTATACATGTCATAAAAAAGTTTTATTAACCAGACGTCACTAATATTAAAACTAGAATAATTTGATATAAAATCTTTTTTCCATTTATGGTAGGTACTAAACATTACAGAGTCTTGTAAATTTATATTGTCTGTATAATTAGTTAAACCAGAAAAACAATAATATGTTAAATCATTATTAAGAACATTTTTCATTAAATTCCAAATAATATCTTGACTATCAAAATCTGGATGAGGATAACCATAAACTTGATTAATACCGTAATAATTCATACCAGAATTTTTATCAATATATAAATCAGGATTCAAGCCGTTGTAACCCGATTTAAATTGAAATTCAGATATTTTTTCTTTTAAATTTACTTCTTTTATAATATTTCTAGCATAATCTATACCATCAAATGGTTCTGATTCAATTTCAATTTGCAATTTATCTGTTATGGTTATTTCTCCACTACCCCAATCTGTTCTTATTAATTCTATTTTTTCACGTTGACTTGTATTATTATTATTATCAATAAAAGGTTTAAAAATTTCATAATTTCTTATATTGTCCCGTATCCAATCAATAGTATTGTCATAAGATGACGTTTGATATATAATATTATTATTAGGATCTTTAATAATATCTGCATATATTGTTTTATTTGTTGTAGGAATAACAACATTACTATTCTGAATAGATTTTATCATATTACTTGAATTTAAAATTCTTTGAGCAATTATAGGTGAATCTCCTATATAATTTTCAATATAATTAACAACAGTATTAATCATATAATCTCTTTTAGGATTTAAAGATAACCTATCAAAAGCATAAGGAAATGTAACTTTTGATGTAGTTAAATTATATGATGTTGGTAAATTAGTAACCCAATATTTTGTATTATATTTTGTGCCATTATTAAATGATGGTGGATCAATAATATCATTTGTGACAGGTATTAATTCTATATCAAATATATTTACTGAATTTGTATTAGTTCCAATGTATATATCTGTAGCATCCATAAATATATTATTTATGGAACAATCCAAAATATACGATCTATTTATAAAATCATAATCTAGAATAGTTGTATTTATTGTTCTTATCTCATTAAATTCGTTTTTATATAAAATTCTTACAATTTTACCTGCACAAGATATGGTTGGTTCTATTCCAACTTGAACTGTTTTTGTTGTGGGTATTAATGATATAACATCAGTTGAATCCCAAGTAGGATCTGTTATTACTACTTCCAATTGACCACTTGTTATAGAACTATTAGATACTTGCCAAGAACCTTCTATTATATCATTAATTGTTATATTATCCATACAACTCATAGATATCCAATTAATATTATTTTCACTATACCTCCAATTTTCTAATATATTATTTATATCACAATACTCAGTTGTTGAGGTAATTGTCAATCCTGTAATTTTATCAAATAAAAATCCTGACATAATACCCCAAGGTCTAACATCACCTGTACTACCAGTTGGAAATTTTAAAAGATATGAAGAAGTTGAACCACTTCGTTCTAATGAACAAGTATATAAATTCCTGTGTTGATAATATTGTTTATATCCATTATTATCAACAAATCCAGTTTCTGGATAATAATTATGAAATAAAGGTTGCATTATAATTCCTAACCTATTGTTATATAATTTATAATCAGACGATATAAAAGATTTTGTAAACTTTTGATTGTAATAGGTATATAATGATGGTATTGAATTGGTTGGTTTCATTCTTCTGAATGAATCATAATTAAAAAATCCATTATTATTATCTCCAACAGAATAATAATAGGGAACAATAAGACCTTGATTTTGTATATAAACATTAGCACTAGAATTTGTTGAATTTGTTAATTCATTTACATATACAATATTTGATAGAAAACTATTATAATTATATCCAGAAATTGCAGTTATTGTATAAGTACCGTCTGTAAAATTTGGATCTGATATTGGTGGTGGTATTACACTACTAGAATATGCGTTAAGACCCACACCAGAACCTAAATCAGGTAAATTATTTTCTAAAGAAAAAGTATTATTTTCAAGATATATCGTGTCACCTGTAGTAAAATAAGAATTTAAATCAAATTTAGTATCAAAATAAATAGCCTTTCCAATAATATTACATTCAAATTTTTGTGAATTATAAATTAAATTACTTAAAACACAATTATTTTCATATTTATAATCTTTAACAATATTAAACTTTGGATCTGTTAATACTTGATAATCATATATTTTTCTAAAACTAACATCATTATAATAATTTCTACCTGTTTTATTTTTATGTTTATATATGTAATGATATAACCAGTCTGTAAATTTTCTAGAATAAGGGTTTTGAAATGATGTAGTTGAAAGGTCATTGACATCATAAGCACAACTCCTTAAAGATGAATAAAATTTTTGAGCAATATCTGATTTATTTATAATATATGATTCACATAAAGAATCATTATTAACTATTGGATTATTATTACCGTCTATTGTTCCAACCCAAACTATATCATGATCACTTGATGATATACCATTTTCAGAAAACATTATATTCCAATTTATATATGGTGATGTAACAGTATTTACATTAAACCACCAAGGTGGTGGGCATGTACCATAAATCCATTTATTATAAGCAGAAGTAGAAGAAATAAACCCTTCTGATGTTGTTCCAGTATATTTTATTGACATTTTAGCCACTTTATTAACATCTTCTGAACCAGAAACTAAAGAAAAAGTTGAATTTAAAACTGGCATTGGATGTGTATAATAACCACAATTTGCTATTGACCAAACGTTTCTAAAATTATTTTCAAATGCAACCTTTTCATCTAAAGTACAACTTTTAAATAATTTTTCTATTGTATTAAATTTGAAAACTAAATATATAGGATAAACACCACCAATAACACTACCTTGAACATATCCCATATAACTATAATCCATATCATAAGCATCTTTAAATGTGATATATGGCTTACCAGTATTTGTTAACGGATCAAGAAAAGTATTAATTATATCAATATAATATTCAGACTTAGTGGGTATAAATTCTAAATATTTAATAAATGTATTTTTTGATTCTTCTGAATTACAATCAATTTTAAAAACAAATTCATAAGGTGAAAATTTATAATACGTACTTCCATCAAAAATATCATCAATAAGGTATAAAGATTCTTTATTCCATACAGGATTATCCATATATTTTTTTGATCTTTCATCATTCCTAACAGCAACGTATATATTTGAAATTGTATTAGAAAATATCGAAAATGCAGCAATAGAACCATTTTGTTGATTTATAACAGTATTGTCATTAAAATGATAAACTAATGGATAAATTGCTGATATCTGATATGTATTTGAAGAAACTAATAAATTTGAAAGTGTATTATCTATATGACACTCATCTTTAAAAATTGCTAATAATATTGTTTCTTTTTCACCAAAAATATTATTACCAAAAACACCTGAATAAAAATTACCATTATACCAATTATTATCAGTTAAACCAGATTGACTTTGAAAATAATTACCATTAAATATACCATTGTAAAATTGAATACCATTTCTCATATTTACATTATTATAAACACCATTATAAATATGAATATTTCCATAAAAATAAGTATTATTAAATAATCCATTATTTATAGTATATTGTAATGTCGATGCTGACGTAGTTGTAGTTAACCAATCCATTTTTCTAACCAATCCTGTATCACCATACATCCAATTATAATATGTTTCATCTATTATAATATATTTATTTCCAACAGCAAAAGCCCAGTCATAACCACCGTTATATGTTGATAAATCTAAATATCTATCATTTTCTATTAAATTTACATTTTGTTCATATAACTCTTGAGAATTAAATCCAACTAATTGAACTTCTAATCCAGCATCATAAATATTAAAATTATGACCATTATCAAATTCTATTAAAATTTTATTTACATTTGTACTAGTTACTGTGTCTCGTAAAATTTTATTACGAATTGAACCTTTACTCATGGAAAATTTTTCAGAATTAAATTGATTGGACCTATATGTTTCTACCACAGACAATGATGAATTTATTATATTATTGTTTACATTTCCATAAAATTTACCACCACCAACAATTATAGGAGAAAAAAACATACTTTCATTGAAATCTCCATTTTTAATTTCATTAAAATTATAAAAAGCAGAATATTTAAAATTACCATTAGATATAACAGAATCACTAAATTCATTTAAACCATATGTTGAACTTGAAAAATTATTAGATAAATCATATATCGGTAAATACCATTCTCCATTAAAATCACCACCGTAAACATTAGTATTAGTAATTCTATTATATACAGCTAAATTATCTCTAATTACTTCAAAATTACCACCATAAATATTAGAATTTTTTATAGTAACATTATAAAATTCACCATCATAAATATTTACTTTGTTAAAAATTACATTGTTTAATTCGCCACCATATACATCACCTGTTTTCCAATATATTGTATTAAATGTTGAGTTTAACATTTTACCACCTTTAAATTTACCATCATACCACTGGGTATTTATAAGTTGTAAAGTAGCATCAGTATAACCAGTACCTTCAAATAAACCTCCAGAAAATTCACCATTTACCCAAATTAAACCTTTCCAAATACCATCTAAAAAGATACCATTTTGCCATATTGAATTTAATGAATTTCCAAAAATACCATCTAAAAATATTCCATCCTCCCAACTATTTAATTCAAAAGTGTTTCCATACCATTTTCCATAATGCCACACACAATCATTTGATAATTCTTGGGTATTATAAAAATACCCATCATAAATATGATAATTATAAATACTACAACCATAAAAACAACCATCATTTATAGTTTTATCCAACGTATTATTTATTGAACAGTTGTAATAATTACCATTATAAATATTACAATTATAAATTGATGAATTTAAATTATAAAAATATGAATATCCATAACCATTATTATTTAAATTAGAATATTTTTTATATGTGTCACTATCACTGTCATAATCTAATAACAGTGAAACATAATTACTGTCATATTTATCTATTATGTCACAACCTATAATGTCTCCTTCCAATATAACACACTGTTTTAAAATATTATTAGAATTTATTGTAGCGTTTCTAAATAAAGTACCATCAATATTAGTATTATCTATTGTAATGTTATTACACACTACAATAGAAACATAATATCCATAAATTTTAGAATTTTTTGGAATAGAATATATTGTTCTATTTATAACAAACGAATTCAACATTTTATTAACCCATAATACTTTATAACCCTGAGCATATTGATCATATATAAAATTATCAGAATAAATAACATAAGAATAATTATCTAAGAAAATATCTAATTGATTAGTATCTCCTGAATATGATATAAATACAGTGTCACCTTCTTCAATATGAGAATCTAATTCTGTATATAATTGAATATAACCATTATATGAATCTATCTTGGGTAATAATTTTACTGCATTAACTGTTCCTAAATCGTCATATCTTGCTGGTGCAGACATATAATATTTTTAATTTTTTATTATATATTAAAATAGACATCACAAAAAGAAATATATAATAATAAAAAATAAGTTGTCTCATGTATTTAAATAAAATAAAAGAAATTATTGAAAAACAATTTTGTGATGATTATGAAGAAATTAAACAGTTCATGGATGATGTTAATAACACTCTTATGAAAATAGGTATTAATAATATATATCAAAGCTATAATGATTTCTGTATAGACATAGAAAAACATATATTTAAATTATTAGAAGAAAATAATATTGAAACAGAAACTATAACAACACAATTAATAGTAGTAGCTCTTAATACTATGGTTAAATATAAAATACTTGAAGATGAAAATTATGAAGAAAAAATTAAAAACTATTTTTCAGATCCAGATTCAGTAATTAGTGATATTAATAAACTTAAAATGAAAAACTAATATTTTATTTTAATATATAAGTACGTAGGTTTTTATAACCGATTTTTGGCTTTAAAAAATTAATGGCTTTCTATGAGTAAAAAATTAACAAATGAGGAATTTATAAAGGTTGCAAATAATATACATAATAATAAATATGATTACTCATTAGTTAATTATATAAATGCAAAAACAAAAGTTAAAATAATCTGTCTTGTTCATGGTGTTTTTGAACAAACTCCAAACAATCATACAAGTATATCAAATAAAAATGGTTGTCCTGTCTGTAAAAATGAAAAAAATTTATTAAAAGATTTTATTAAAAAATCTAATATTATACATCATAATAAATATGATTATTCTTTAATAGATTATAAAAATATTAGAACAAAAATTAAAATAATTTGTCCAATTCATGGTCAATTTGAACAAACACCCAATAATCATTTAAATTTAAAACAAGGTTGTGCAAAATGTCGAAAATTAAATAACGATATTTTTATAAATAAATCAAAAGAAATACATGGTAATAAATATGATTATAGTTTAGTTGATTATACAAATTCTAAAACAAATGTTAAGATAATTTGTCCTGTACATGGTGTTTTTGAACAATCATATGCTTCACACATATATAAAAAATGTGGTTGTCCAAAATGTATGGAAAGTAAATCTGAAAGGAAAATTAGAAACTTTTTAACTTTAAACAAAATAAATTATAATTATCAAAAAAAATTTGATAATTGTACAAATAAAAGACAATTACCTTTCGATTTTTATTTACCTGATTATAATATATGTATTGAATATGATGGTGAACAACATTATAGACCACATAATATTTGGGGTTATGAAAAATTTAATGATACCATAAAAAATGATGAAATAAAAACAACATTTTGCAAAGAAAATAATATAAAATTAATAAGAATTAAATATAATGAAAATATTGAAAATATATTAAGTCAGATTGAAAAGAATTATAAAAATTAAAAACTTTTATTTGATTTTGTAATATATTTATTCAAACAGGTTAGATTTCCTTAAAAAATCATTGTGAAGCAATAAAAATTAAAAGCATTAAAAAGCATTAAAAGCAAATAAAGGCAAATAAAGGCTTCATACACAAAATAATTTATTTACAAATGAGTAAAGAAATTTTAGCAGATGATTTTTTGTTTTCAGGTCTCGAAGCAAATGATGAAACGATGTCCGTATTTGATAAAAGTACGACAAACAATGACGGTATTTATCGTCCAAATTTAAAAGATGCCACCGATAAGAAAATTGGATACAGGGCAACTTTAAGATTCCTTCCAAATTTATTAGAAAATGGTACAATTGGGCCATCGGCAATTGAAAAACACATACATTATGTGGATATGAAAAACGAGGCTAACTTAGCTGGTTATTACGATTGTCGTAAAAACAATGAACCAAATTGTGAACTTTGCACAGAATATTGGAAATTGAAAAACAGTAAAAATGCTGCAGATAACGAAAAAGCAGAATTAGTTAAAAGAACAACGAAGTATTATTCATATGTTCTTGTCATCGAAGATGAACAAAATCCAGAATTGGTTGGTAAAATATTAATTTATCCTTATGGTTATACAATCAAGGAAAAGATTAATTCAGAAAGAAATGGTGAAGTAACGGGACTTCCATGTAACGTTTTTGACCTTGCCAAAGGAAAGGAATTTAAACTTATTATTAAAGAAAAGGGTGGTTTTCAAAATTATGAAGCTTCACAGTTTATGGAAGTTTCACCTATAAAACTTTTTGATGAATCAACTAATAAATTTAAAGTAGCACCAGTTGATGCTGATGGTAAAATCACAAATGCTAAAGTGCAAGCTAAAATTAAAGAAGTTTTACTTGGTAAAACCGTTAATTTAAATGATCACAAAGCAAAAGAATGGGATGAAACAATTCAAAACAAAGTAACACAAGTACTTTCTATCCTTAGTGGAAAAGATGTTCTTGTTGCTGAACAAGGTGCGAGGAAAAGTAAAAATGATTCTTCTAAAACAACTGTTGTTGATCAAGTAGATAATAAAGCTACTGATGCCGATGATTTCTTTAGTCTAGAAGATGATGAATAATCTGATTATCAATTATTTAGAAAAAGAGATATTTTAAAATATCTCTTTTTTGTTCAATATATGAATTGAAGATATCATACTTTTTATCAATAATAAATAAAAAATTATGACCTGTTTTTAAACTTCCTATTCTCTTACATTCGTTTTGTTCTTTTTCACAATCATATGTCCAGCAAGATTTAATTTCAACAATTAGATTATATTTTTTTAAATAAAAATCAGGAAAATATTTATGAACACTACCATTAAAATCATATTGTATATTTCCATTGAAATTTTCTACTTCAATGTTATGTTCTAAACAATATTCAATGAAATGTTTTTCGTAAGTTCCTCTATAATATAACCCTTTATGATGTTTTAAAATAAATCCAGAATGTTGTTTTTTGTGTATTTTTGGATCTTTGGAAGCATTATCAACACCATATAACTCCATCATTTTATTTTTATATTCTGGATTACAAAAAAACATCATAGTACCATTTTTTTTCATAGTTTCCTTGGCTTTTTCTTTTGATGATTCTAATTTCGCAACAAATTCAACACCATATCTTTTCATACATGTATTTTTTCTTTTTTCAAGATTACATTTTTTACAAGTATAAAGATTTTCTGGGTCTTTTTTAATATATTTACAATAATTATTATATTTCACTAATTTTTGTTCTTCACATTTATCACAAGCACATAAAACCTTTTGATGACTATATTTTGATAAATATTTTACAGGTAACATTATTTCATCATATTGTTTTACTTTGAAACCTAATTCATTATATTTTTTAACCATTTTACCATTAACTTTCATTTTAATTTCTTTATCTATTACCATAAATTAATCTTTTTCATTTATATATTAAATTAAAAAGGTGAAAAAGTCGTCAGGCACAAAACTAAAAAAAGCCGTTATTTCTAACGGCTTAATACTTTTTAAATACTCTTTTTAAACACACTTTAAAATATCCTCTATTTCCATCTCTAATACTATTTCTTTGTTTTCAGAATTGTTATAAAAATCAATAACCTTATTTACTTTTTCTAATATAATATTTACTTCTTCATCGGTTTCAAATTCAGCATTAAATGCTGTTTCAAATAAAAACAAGTTACCATCATCATCAGTTACGGTATATTTGAGAGCTTGTTCTATTTTTTCAATTAATTTCATAATTTTCTAATTTTGTAATACAAAGATACTATAAAAATATGAGACAAAAAAATCAATATTCAAATTTTATAATTTTATCTATTTGTTTTGGTTGGTTTGGTAAAATAGTTAAAACGAATAAATTGCTTTTATCTTTAAATAATTGTTCATATTTTATAACAATTAAAATATGTAAATTAGTTTCAGTTAAATATAAATCATACGAATCAATATTTTCTTGTATTTCATTAAATTTATCATAGAATAATTCTTTTATAACATTTTCAAAAATTTCATTAAATTCTGAAATATTAAGTATTTGACTTCTATTTTTTATTTTATTCTTAATATTATGTTTTTCTGTATTATTCCAATCTATTTTTATTATTTTATTAAATTTGGGTAAATTTATATTCACTATAAGTGGTTCATCATCAAAGGGAGTTTCTTTAAAAATTGGCTCTTTAGCTGAAATTTTTGCTAGATTATATAATTTTGCTTCAAATTCTTTAAATTTAGTTATCATAATTTTATATATTAAAAATTAATATATACATTTATGAAATATATCAAGACATATAATATTTTTGAAAAATCTTCACTTACTGCGTTAGGAATACCGAATGAAGTGATGAGAAACATTCAATATAACTATGAATTGAAAAAAGATGCAGAATGGGAAAAAATTGGATATAAGAAAGATTTACAAGAAGAATTGAAAAAAAATGAAAAATCATTATTTTTAGAAATATCAATTAAATATATTAAAGTTATTATAAATCTTGGTAATGATGAATATGTGGTACAATATTTTAATTATGATGATAGGGGTTGGGGTTCTTATAATATAGAAGATAGAGAATTAATAACAAGAACGCAATTATTAATTGGTGTTGATCCGAAACATTTAATTTATAAATTAAAAGGTGATATTTTTCAAGAAAGACCTAAAGCTCAAAGACTTGTTCAGAAAGAAATAAAACATTTAGATCAAGCAACAAATGAATTTAAATTCTATGTGCTTCTCAATTTTAATAATATATTAAAACGAATATATGGTAAAAGGTTTGAAGATGTAATGAAAAAAATAGCAAACAACATTGCTAATATAAAACCAACTGCTACTGCAGATGAAATATATCAGTTCTTAAAAGATAATAAGAAATTGGCTGATAAAGCAAAAGAATATGAACAAGCAAAAGAAGATGAAGACGTATTAAGAATAAAAGAATTAGAACAGAAATATAATTCATTGCCTGTGTTGGATGAATACCTTTTAAAATTTGAAGTTGAATATTCTGAAAAATATAAAACTAGATTAAATGTTAAAAGTCTAATAGACACTTTTGGTAGAATGATGATAGAAACTGCATTTATGTTTTATTTATATACTGGTAGATTAATGAATATAAGAATAGAAAGTCATAAACTTTCACAAATGTATAAAAAGAAAAAATTTCAATAATGAAATATTTAATAGTCTATCTTATTTTTCTTTATATCTCTATTAATTTTACTACAAA